GGGAACTCACATCCCAATCCAGACCGTCATAGGTCTGAATCTGCTTCAACACCGGATTCCGGTTGAAGAACAGCTTTTGGATGTCCCGTGAGTGCAGGTCACGCAGCAGAGGGTCAATGACACCATCTGCCAGTACACCGGCAAAGTTACTTGTCTGAGTCGTTATCATCTCTACCTCCTAGCGTTGGCCGCCTAACCGGCCCATCAACACATCGACGCCTTTGTCGATGTAGTCTTCCAAATCCTCAACGGTCTCAATAGACCGATTGGTGGTGATTCCCCCGCCCCCTGGAGCCCTCGGAAACGGCGTACCGCTGGTTCTCGGCACCTTGGTCTGCCTTCTGAACCCACTTGCCTGCATCTCCCGGAGCCGCTCGGTTTCCAGTTGCCTGGCCGCCTGCTCAATGCTCAAGCCCTTGTGCTCCGTCATGTATTCGGTAAGGTCGCCTTTGCTGAAAAGCTTCACACCAGCACGCTGGCGCGTCTGTTCAACTGCGTTGTCCAACTGCTGCTGGACGCTGTAACGCATGTTCGTGGCGTCCCTCGTGCTCAACTCCTGGCGAAGGCGCTGAATTTCACCCATCATGTCTTGCATCATGCCCTTGACCAGCGGCTTCAGCGCAGCCTTCGCTGCATCTGCGTCCTCGCTGTTGCCCTGCAAGTGAGCGAAATACTTGTCGATGTCGTCGCCAACCGGAGCCTGTTGGTTCGTCTGGCCAAGAGTCTGGCTCACAGACTGATGAACCATGGTCGGAATCTGCTGCAACAGTTGTTGCATGCTTTGCACCAACTGAGCGTTCGTCTGCATCTGCTGCTGCATGGCGCTCAAGAACTGCACGCCTACGCTATCAGCTTGACTCTTGTTGTCCTGCTGAGGCTCCTCCTCGAACACAGGGACGAATTCCTCGCCGAACTCCTCTCCCTCTTCACCTTGTTCGTCAAACCCAACTTCGAGCGGAACGAAGTCATTAGATCCACCAGCATCGTCGGGACTGAAAAACGTCTGGCCCCTCATCATTCTGAAAGTATTCATAATGTCCTCCTATAACGCCGCTGCAGCGGCTTGGGGGTTAGCCTCGGCCTGCATATCGACGCCTGCCATGGTCCCCTGTTTACCACCCTGTAAGCCCGCCATCATCGAATTCATTTGCCCATCGGCTGCAGCAGGCCCCATTGCCGCCATCTGAACCGCCTGCATGTGCTCCTCTCTGTGCGCACGCAACAGTGCCTTGACCTCGTCCGGTTCCTGCTCGTACTCTGCCGACTTGAGGAATTCGTCTAACTCCTCCAAATGCGTGTCATGCACGTCCCACGCCTCGACGGGCATGGGTATGCCCTTGCGCATGGCACTTATCTCACGCCGCTGGCGTATGCGGTCCGAATTGGTGCCGCCCATCAACTCCTCAACGGTACCAAACTCAAGCATTCTCTTTATCATTCTTGGGTCTTTCTCTATCCCCATTTGCCACATTTGCAGAACCTGGTCCATCCGCAGCGCCTTGTTCTGCGCAAACATAGAGCCAGCAACCACCTGCACGCGGAACGTGTTCAAGTCGGACGCAAGGAACTCCATGTACTCTAGGTCGCCAGAACTGCCTACAGCCTCCGCCATGATTACGTCGTCGGCGTACTGGTGATAAAGGTGCAGGATACGCTTTCCACATTCCTCAATCAGATATTGCAACGACCGAACATAAGGCCCATAGCGCTGAGCGTCCTGGTCGCTTTGCAACGCCACAGAACGGCCACTCTGGTACGCCCCCGACGAACCTGACAGCGTTATGTCCGATACGGCCATCGTAGCCTTCAGATGCTCGATGATGGTCGCCTCGTCGTTATTCAGGAACCCAGGATACCCGCCTTGGTTCAACGGTGTAGGAGCCTGCCCAAGGCCTGACCATTCCAAATACCTGGCCCGACCAGTCTGCAACAGCGAAATGTCCATCTTCGCCGTGCGTGGTATGAGGAGCGTGGGCTGAATCAGTCGGTCCCTGATGTCTCGCTTCTGGGTGACCATGATGTTCAGTTCACGCTGTAAAGGAATCATCTGCGATACCGGGGTCTCGCCCCAGCATGCATTGCTGCCTATGTTCATCCCTTCCACGTCACCAAAGTTCGGAATGGCTCTCGCCACGATGAAAGGGTTTCCACCCTTCCAATCGAACTCTGCAACGATTCTGTCCCTGGTCAGCCACAGTAGTTTCCCGCGCTCCAGGTCATAAAACTCATACAGAGGAACCATCTTCTTGCGACGCTCATCATCCCACCCTGCTTGCAGAATGGGCGAACTCTCCTTTCGGTGAGCAATTTCGTCGTCGCCGTCAGTGACCCGGCCCTCATTCTCTTTCAGCCTCTGGTCAAGGACCTCCTTGATCCAGTCCCTGGTAACAAGGCGGATTCGATATGCGTAACTCACAGCCTCGGGTGTGGCCGCAAGGGGGTCCATCCCGAAATCCATAGGCAGAACATGGTCCACAATCGGAGCGCCAGTCTTCCGCCGGCCCACCTCTTTGTTCGTCATGGGGTCACGAACGATGATCTCCTCGCCACCCTCGTCATCCCAATACGGTATCCATATCGTCTGCCCGGTCAGAAGCATCATGCCGGCAGACTCGTAAATCAACTGTTGCAAATTGAGACGGTCCCACTCTCTGTGAAGAAGAGCGCATCCACAACGGGCTATCTTTTTGTCGCTCAATTCCGGCGAGGCAGGCCGCACATCCCACAGCGGGCGGTTCTGGGTCAACTTCGCCATCAGCGTCAGCACAATAGGCTGCACGTAATTCACGGTCACAGGCTTGCGCTTGGCCTTGCCAGTCATGCTCACGTAGCGGTTCCCGTCGACCAACGCCTGTTCAGGCCACTGCTTCCCCTTGAAGTACGCAATGTTGGTGTACCACTGGTCCAGATGGTCAGCCTTCGCATCCTGCGACGCCTTGATGCGCTGCACATAGTCAGCGTGCGTCGGTGCTTTGGCTTTCGCTCGAACCGCAGTGGCCATCTATCTCCCCCGTCCCGTGAATGAGTTCATCCTGGACTGATACCACGGTTGACTCGGCTGTTGCTGTGGCTGCTCACCCATGCCCAACGCATTCGTCGTGGTCTGCCCAACCCCCTGAGCAAGAGGCATCCCCAACAAAATCGTCGTGGCAGCAGGAGCAGCAGCAGGGAACATCGTCCCCACAGCTCCAGCAGTCAACGCACCAACGCCCGTATTCAAAAGCGTTTTGGTCAGGTCGTTGCCTAGTTGCTCCCAAAACGAGCTTTCCTCAACCTTGGGTTGAATTGGAGTGTACGGCATTACATACCTCCCCTCGGTGGAACGTCACCACGCTGCATCGGTTGAGGAATGGGCGGACCTACAGGCCGAGGCATAGGAGGTGAACCAGGTGGTAGGCCCCCCTGCATCGGGCCCATAACCGCATCGCCAAGCGGGTAAGGCGCAACCCCTCGTGATTCAAGACCAGCCACAGCAGATGCTCCGCCAAGTGCCATCGTCTGATCCATCGCAGGAGAACCGCCCTGCCCCAAACGCTCACTTATCATCTGCGCAAGAGCAGGATTGCTCTGCACTATCTCACTGTAAATCGCCGCCAACTCCGGGTCGCCTGACAGAACGTCGGCCAGTTTGCCCTGTGTGTTGCTCTGCATTGGCACACTCTGAGGCACGCCGGGGAATGGCATAGGAAAACGTGTCCCTTGACCAGGCCCGCCGAGACGCCCCTGGTATGCAACTCGAACCGCAGCACTATTCGCTGCATCCATGGGAATGCTGCCAGGAGCACCGCCACCGGCCTGGATCGTCGGCAAGGCAGCACGCTGTTCTCGTACAGCCTTGACCTGCTGGACAAGCGTAGAGAACTGTTCCTCCCCTAACGTCTGCAGCAATCCGACAAGCTCTTTCATCTGCTCTGGATTCATCGAAGAACCTCGTTCAAGGCCACCCTGCTATGCCTGCTACGCTGAGCGTCCGACTGCCCAAGGCTGTCTGATATCATCATCATCTCCGTAGCAGGACTGTCAGACTCGTAAAGCAATGGGCGCATGAACGACGACGGCTTGCCATCGGGAACGCCGGCGAAACCAATCATGCCTTCGCTGATAGGTTCCGGTTCGCCCGATAGCGTGTTCACAAGAAACACGTCACTGGCCGATAGCTTCGTCGCCATACATCCCCCTGAACGTCCCTACATCCCTGCCGCTTGCATCGATGGGAACCCCGTCAACTGCCGTTGGCAAAACATACCCGCCTTGTGCCAATGGCCCAGGAATAGCCTGCATTCTCAACGCCTGCGATAACGGGGACTCCCGCAACACAGCACGCCGATGCTCAAGCCACATTGCAGCCATACGCTCGACAAACAAGCAACTTCTCTCGAAGATCGTCACAAGCATGACAGGCCTCCAATCCGCATTGTTACCAATCAAAGTCACCAAGGGAAGCATCTTCTTTTGCGGCCTTTACTGCGTCAAGGTGAGGCTGCCAGAATTCTTTGACGTGCCAAGGCACCGCCGCAGCAGGATCGTTGTCCAGCGCCAACAGCGGCTCGACGGGCCCCAACTCCTCGCTGATGCGCATGTTGATTACCCAGGCCAAAGCCAAGTCGTCCTTCTCCCCCGTGGGCGCCATAGGCTTGGCGTCACCCGAAGGCGTCGGATGATACTGCATTCGAATCAACTGGTTTATCAACTCAGGGTCGTGCAACTTCTCCACACCGTCACGCAGCCGGCCTCGGGCCGTGCTGAAAGCCAATGGCCTGGTCGCCCTGTTCGTGTTCCAACCCAAGTCAAATGAGTAATCCCCACGCAGAGAATCGAACCGCTGGCACAAATACAACTCCTCATACCCCTTCTCCCGAAACAGATACTCCAGAATCGGCGTGCCCCAACCCGCATTGTTCTCAACCCCTACGTGCGCATGGTTGTACCACAACGCCAGCAGGTACACCGTCTGCTTCAACGCATAGGGAGGATATCTGCCTCGCATCGTGCACACAACCTCACGGTCCCCACGGTCACGCACAACCACAGCAGAATCGTCGCCAGGCTTGTCGTCAGACAAAGACAACTCCCCGCCGCTCGACGGGTCCACCGTCAACACGTACTGGTGCCCAGGCTTGGGACGCACCCAAACACGCACACGCCCCATTGGGCTCGGTTCAAACATTTCACGCCTCCACAAACTCACCACGCTCGCAACGCAATGCTTCTCGTTCCGCTATCTCCAGTTGCTCTAACAAGTACGCCTGCCAAAACACCGGCTGGCCACTCCCGATAAACGCCTCCTTCGGCGTGGCTGGATACTCCTGCCGAAACTTGTCCAGATCGTTGTTGCACAAATTTCGGATTGCCCATCGGCGCCAAAGTATTTGATACGGGTCCAAAGCATCCTGAGCCAGCGTAACCAGGTACATCTCGTCCAGGTCCAAATCCAACCCCGGCGTCGTCCATAGCTTCGCTTCGAATGCGTTCTCCCATAACCGCAACTCCTGGTCGCCATACCCGAAGAAATGACGCAACTCGGGGTCGTTACGCTCGAACCGGTATTCGTCCACCAGATACCACGGGATAAACAAAAAGTCGTAGCCAGATAGCGCTTGCTCCGCCAGCCGGCACTCGTCGTAAAACGCACCGCCTATTCCCTGCCCTGTACTCTCCCACAAGACCACCGTGTTCGGTGTCCTCGATACCGTGTTCTTTATGCCCAACACGGCCTCCTGCCCCTTCCTGCCCCAGTACGCAACCTCCGTGCCCAACACCGACCGCAATCCGTATGAACGCCCCGCTGCCTCGTCCGAAGTCGCCACGAAATACTCAGACATCGTCTGCACCGGCAACATCTCAAACCCGTTGAACTTCAGATGGTCCTGCGCCTTGTAGTCTAATTTTGGACGCAACCATCCAGGCAGCCCCAGCCCGCTGTCGTGCGTTATCCAGTCCCGAACGTAACGGGTTATGAACTCGCTCTTCTTCTTGTCGTCCGCCAGCGTGATATGCCGCTGGTTCGGTGTAAACATCGTCCCGTGAAACGTGAACCCGTTGCACATTGTCGTGCTGCCTATCTGCCGCGACTTCAGCACAACCATCCGCACATACCCCAAATCCCGCATCTGACGCATCAGACGCCCGTAATATCGGCGCTGCGCTCGCTTGAACTTGCTGTAGTTGATGTCTAACGCCGGAATCAAATCGCCGTCCTTCGTGATCACAAACAGGCAGTCTCGCCAAAACTCCTCGGGCGAGTGCTTGTACCAGTCCCACCATGCTCGCCAGTATGGCCACATCAGAACGTCCTTGTCCGTTGACCACAACTCCGGCTTCCGCCCCAGGAACTTCGCTACCTCGTGCAACGGCTTGTGCAGGTGCTTCTCGATGAACCCGTGCTTGCCTCGGTTGTTCGCTAACTCAGCAGGCAGAGGAGGCTGCTTCAGTATCCTGGGGTCGAAACGCTTGTTCCCCCCAAGGTCGTACATCGCACCGCTATCAAAGCTCAAGGTCTCCCTCCCCTGGCACTCCGCCAGTCCCACGACGCATCACGTTCCCGTTGTCCAACGACGCTGCACGAACAAACGGGTCCGTTCGGAAATCCTCCGCCGACTGAAACACAGACGGCTCAACCAACTTCACCAACACATCGTAGGCCATCGTCCCGTCACTACGCCTCCACCCTCGCAGTGTCCCCCACACAACAACGCTCTGTCCGTTGTACGCTATCAGTTGCTCCCCTGCCTCCTGCCACCCGTGCACATACACCAACGGAGAAAATCCCTTGTGGCCCTCCATCCCATACACAGACAGATTCCCCATCTGCTTAGTCTTCCCCCCCTTGCTCGTGTGCTCCCATACCTTCCCCAAGTGCCCCTCCAAACGGATAACGTTCATCGGGTTCAACCCCATCTCCAAATACCCGGCATGCTCCTCAGTCATCATCCCAGCCCCCCGTCTTTAGTGTCTCAATTATCCGCAGCAACCCCGCCACCTCGGTAACACCAAGGTCAAAACAGCGTGCTATCGCTCTCAAAGTAGCCTCGCTCGGCCTACCCCTACGTGCAATGTCGTGCCATGCTTGTCTAGATTTCCCCATCCGTCTCGCACAAGCATCGGCTGACCACCCCCGACCAGGCATCACCCGCAACAGGTCCACCAATACGCGCATCGGCGTCCTTCGGTCTATGCGCAAATCACCCCCAGCCCGGTGCTCAACCTCCCACTCAATAACCTCGCATGCCCTTGACGCGCTTTCTGAGACCATCGTAAACCCCCTTCCGCTTCTTCTCTCGCTTCGACTCCACAAACGACCTCGGCACAACCAATAC